AAGATTAACGACGCTAGGATAGAAGCGCTGCGTGGTCGTGTCATGTCTTCCATGAGTGTTTCTATGAGGGGGTTCTGAGATGCCCGTTTTAGCGCGTGATATTATTCGACGTTGTGTCGATACATTGCAAGACAAAACTTCTGTTAGGTGGACGGTTGATGAGTTAGTTCGTTATCTCAATGATGGGCAGCGCGAGGTTGTTTTGTATCGCCCAGATGCGACGGCAACAAACGCTACTATTACTTGCGCCCCTGGTTTCAAGCAGACTATTCCGTCTAACGGTTCTAAACTCATTGATGTTCTTCGTAATGCGACCGGTTCTTATAGGGCTGTTCGGGCAGTAAGCCGCGAGCTTTTGGATGCGCAAATTCCAAATTGGTACACCTTACCGGGTACAGTCGATATTGTGCATTTCATGTACGACCCGCGCGATCCAAAAGTGTTTTATATTTATCCCCCGGCTACTGCATCTACGATTACTCCTGCTAAGTTAGATATTGTTTATTCGGCATATCCTGCTGAAATTGCGGAACCAGCCGAAGGTCAGCTCTACAGCGCGGTGGTGGGTAATATCGGTTTGCCTGATATTTACGCTAACGTTTTGCAAGACTACATCTTGTATCGGGCGTTTAGCAAGGACGGAGAGTATGCGGGAAATGCTGCTCGTGCGCAAGCTCATTATAACGCTTTTGCCACAGCTCTAGGTATTGAGATTAAATCTACTGTTGCTGTGGCGCTTGATTCTGTTAGTAATCTAAACCGTCCTCCTTCTCAACCTGTTTCGTAAGCGATGGCTGTAATTAAGATTGCCGGTTTTGCCGGTGAAAACCGCGCTATACATCCGAAGTTGCTCCCCGACTCGGTTGGCGTTATTAGTCGCAACCAAAAACCCGGGCGCGGCGATTTTCGTCCTTGGAAGCAGCCGACTACCGTAGCAACTGTACCACCTGGGCGGCATTCGATTTATCGAATGGGGCGGGATATTGCGTCCGATTCGCAGTATTGGTTGAGCTGGCCCGGTGTTGTGCACGCAGTTCGTGGTTTTGATCCTAGAGATACGACCGAGAGAACTTACTATACAGGCGACGGTGGGCCTAAGGTTACTGATAACTTGATGGCTTTGTCTTCGGCCCCGTATCCTACTGCGAGCCGTCCGTTGGGCATACCGGCTCCGTCTACTGCGTTGATAGTTGAAACTGACACAGGTTCGTGGCAAGGTGTTCCAACTTCCTATTATTATGTTTATACGTATGTGAATGATTGGGGTTGGGAATCTGCGCCATCTCCTCCTACTCTTCAAAACACACGACCGGCGGACGCGACAGCAACGCTTAGAGCGTTTGACCCGCCTCCGTCTGGTAACTACCACATTAACAGAATCCGTATTTATCGTACACAAGTTGGTAGCAGTGGGGCTGCAGAGTTTTTCTTTCTGTGTGAGGTTCCTATTGGTACGACATCTGTCCAAGATGACAACCGATTGTTGGGAGAGGTATTACCGACAGCTAATTGGCTTCCGCCTCCTAGCGATCTTTACCAATTGACTTCTTTGTGGAATGGAATGCTGGCTGGTATAAGTGGTAACGCGGTGCGTATTTGCGAACCATACGTACCTTATGCTTGGCCAGAGAGTTACGATATTATTCCGCCTGATTCTAAGCCTGTGGCGCTTGGTGTGTTTGGTCAGTCGTTGTTGGTGTTGACAACTGGTCGTCCGCTATTAGTTACGGGTTCTGCGCCAGAGTCAATGGATCAACAACTTCTGGAAATACCGCAAGCGTGTATTGCACCGAGATCGGTTGCTTCTATGGGTACGGGCGTAGCTTGGGCGTCAGAAGACGGTTTGTGTTGGTTTGGTTCTGGCGGGGCCAAGATTGCCACCGCTGGTTTGATGACCCGTGAAGATTGGCAGGCTCTCAACCCGGCTAGCATTATTGGTTGTATGTATGAAGGCATGTATTTTGGTAGCTACCAAGACGGCTCTGTGCGAAGGGGATTCATGTTAGACCCAATGAACCCGCAGGGCGTATTTTTTCTTGATGTTGGTTATGAAGTTATGTATTTCGATGAGCTGAGAGACCAGCTCTATGTGTTGAATAACACTAACGTACAGCGGTGGGATGCCGGAATGCCGATGACGGCAAAATTTCGGTCTAAAACGTTCAGGGTGACTCGCCCAATAAATTTTGCTTGCGCTGAAGTGGTGGCAGACGGCTACCCGCTGTCGTTTCGTTTGTATGCCGATGGGGTTTTACGTCATACTCAAACTGTTAGTAGCCGCGAGCCGTTTAGACTTCCGTCAGGGTATATGGCGTTTGACTGGCAGGTTGAGATAGAGGGAACAACAGCGGTTCAATTAGTTTCGATCGCGACTAGTATGGCAGAATTATCTGAAGTGTGAGGTGTGGCTCATGAGCGATTCGCGTACTGACCTACCAAGCCCAGATTCGCCAAATTTTGCACAGCGTGTGCGAGAAACGTTGATGACTTATTTAGGTCGTCAGGGCAATCCTTTAGATCGAGGGCTAACGTTACGAGACTTAATAGAAGCCGGTATAGTGCGCATTAGGACTGGTTTTTCGCTTAGACCGGGTATGCCGACTGTGCCTTTGGACCCCGGTCCAGCCGTTCAAGAAAATGATCTTACTCCTCCGCCAACTCCAACAGGATTTTCTGTGACTGCGGGTATTAGCTATGTGTTTATTGAACATGACAAGCCTACATATCCGCAGGGTGGTGGCCATTTACGTACTCGGGTATATGGCGTTATTTATAGTGGCGGGCCTTTGCCAACATTTAATGATGCGGTAGAGATTAGCCAGTTTTCCGGGACGGTGCACGCATTTCCCACCAACCCCGCGACTACGTGGCGTTTATGGATTAAGTGGGAGTCGCGCGCTGGAGTTTTGAGTAGCCCCGCAGGGGGTATAAATGGCCTTGCTGTTACCACTGGGCAAGATGTTACTAAGTTATTGGAAGTTCTCACCGGTAAGCTTACAGAAGATCAGTTGTACTCGTCGCTAGGGGCAAGAATTGACCTGATTGACGGGCCTGCAAGTTTGCCCGGTTCTGTTAATGCCCGGATACAGGTTGAGTCGTCTATTCGTAGTAGCGAGACTTCAGCGCTGTTTGCGCAATACACGGTAAAGATAGACAATAACGGGTATGTGACCGGTTACGGCCTTGCGTCTACTAGTTCAACCGGCACTCCGCAGAGCAGTTTTGCCGTTCGGGCGGATTCTTTTTACATCGCTAATCCATCTGGCCCCGGCATTTCGCCAGCTATGCCGTTTATAGTTCGCACAACACCGACAACTATTAATGGTGTTAGTGTTCCCGTTGGGGTGTATATAACGGATTCGTTTATCCAAAACGGCACAATTACCAACGCAAAAATAGCCAACTTAGCGGTTGACAACTCAAAAATCGCCAACTTGGCAGTCGATACCGCTAAGATTGCCGACGCCGCCGTGACCAATGCAAAGATTGCTAACTTAGCGGTTGACACTGCAAAAATCGCTTTAGCCGCTATAACTGATGCCCATATTGCCAATGCCGCCATAACAAACGCGAAAATTGCTGATGCGGCTATAACGGAAGCCAAGATTGCTAACGCCGCCATAACAAATGCGAAAATTGCTGATGCGGCTATAACGGAAGCCAAGATTGCTAACGCCGCCATAACAAACGCGAAAATTGCTGATGCTACCATAACTGACGCCAAAATTGCTAACTTAGCTGCTAATAAATTATTAGCAGGCAGTTTGGCTGTTGGGCAGTACATACAAAGCACAAACTACGTCCCCGGTGTTTCGGGCTGGCGCATTAGTGCCAACGGAGACGCCGAGTTTCGTAATGGCATTTTTCGCGGCACTATCACTGCTAGTGTTATTACTGCCGATTCTATTATTTCTCC